AAAGAGAACAGTTTAATGCACAACAACGATTGGTGATTGACCAGTCTAATGCTCAGTGGCAGCGTGAGATTGCTACTATTAACACTGGTGCTATCAACACTATCAACTTGTCAAATGCTCAAATGGCACAGCAAATGACACTTACAGAATATAATAATGAAATTCAAATGTATCGTGATGCTGTAACTCATGCTTGGACTTCTGCTGAGAATGATGCTAACAGAGCTACAACATTAGCTGCTTCAGAGATTGCTGCTGCTGCTTCTGTTGCTGGTGCTGAAATTAAAGCTGATAGTGATACAGCTTCAGACATTGGTGCATTTGTTGGTAGAGTATTATTTGGATAATATATGAAAAACTTTAATAAATATTATAGCAAGCTTGATGGTATGGCTAACGCTAAATTGTCTAAGCCAAAGAAAGATCAGGGCAAAGGTTTGTTATCTAAAACATCTGGTGAATCTGAGGTAGCTACTAAAGATTCTAAAGATGTATTTGAGAAAGTATCAAACTACATTGCAGCAATTAGAAAACAAAAAGAGGAGTTGATGAATGGCAGATAATTCAATGTTCTTTACGGCTCCTATTCCCGGTCAATCATTAACAGGTGAGCCGGGTAATTTTCCTTGGGAGAAACCTCCTCAGTATGTCACCATAGATGATGTAGCTTCTTTCTATTCAGAAAAGCTGGACAATCCAGAAGCTATTAATGAGTTGATGTCTTTACTAGAGAGAGGCACTCCCATTCTTACCATTGTTAACACAATGATTAAAGCTTCTCTCATGAAGGGCTATCACACTATTGATACTGGTTTCTTAGTCACCCCAATCATTGTAGAAATTATCAAGACACTTGCTGAACTTAATGATGTGTCTTATAAAGTATCTGCTGAAGATGTCTCTAAAGGTAGAAGCGTAAGTCCAGCAATCATTAAACAATTGATTGAAGAAGCTAAAAACAAAGTAGAGAAGAGTCCTGAAGCTGTGGTAGAGCGTAAAGGTTTGATGGCTAAAGGAGTAGCATAATGGGATTTAAACTAGGTGCATTTCTTGGTGGTGTTGCTAAAGGTGCTACAGACTTAATTGAAGAGAGAGAGAAAGAGAATGCTCTTCAGATTAAAGAGAGCATTAAGAACATGTACCACAACTATTCTGAGTACAAAAAAGAAACTGATAAGAAGAAGACAGAGATGAGAGATGTTGTAGGATCTCTTCGTTCCTTTAAGTTTGCTGATGGTCCTTTAGATGAGAAGGAACTTATTGCTCTTGCTTCTGATATACCAACATCTAAAGCTATTGCTGAGCTGTTAACAAAAAATCCTGAGAAGTTTGAAGGCTTGTCTAAGTCATTCATTAAAGCAAAAGATAAAGTTCCAGAAGGCATGACCTTCAGTGACTATGTTGATCAGTATGGTAAGACAGCTAAGATGAGTTCTGAGCAGCTTGCTGCTGCTGTTGGCACTAGAGATGAAGGCTTCTTGAATAAGATGGTGTATGGTAAGAATGTTCAGAAGATTCAAGCTGCTGCTGCCAAGTATGGTGTTACAGCAGAAGAGCTTTATTCTTCAGGTGCAGGTAGAGATAGTAAGTCTTTACCTTCTTTGCTTGAAGTGGACTACGCTAAGCTTAAAGACAAACCAGACTTCAAGAAGATTAAAGATGATGCACAGATTGCTATGTATAACGCAAAGCAAACTGGTACAGATGATGAGCAAGCTAAAGCTGCTGCCAACTTAGGCCATGTAGAGTTTATTGAAGAGTTTGGTAAGAAGAAAGATAAGACACAATCACAGATTGAAGCTGATTACGCTAATGAAGTTATTGCTTTGCAGAAAGCAAACAAACCTAAGGAAGCTGCTAATAAAGAAGCCGAACTTAGAAGGTGGCAAAAGCTTGTGGCCTCTCCTGTGTTGGCTGGTAAGACAGATGCTGATAAGATTTCTCAGGCCAATCTTATCACTGCTGCTTCTAGGACAATGGTGTCTACGATGTCTAACTACCTCCCACCCGGAAGCTTCATTACAACAGCTAACCAAGATGGTACAACTAACATTGAAGTTAAAGACTTGGCTTCCTCAGACAAGGCAGCTAAAGGCTATGCTGCTGGTAGAGAAGTGTTGATTAAAGAGATGACTACCAATGGTAAGCCTAGATCTGAGATGCATAAGAATGCTCTGCTCTCTGCTGGTGTTCAGTTTGATAAAGATGGTAATGCTGTAAATCCTAAAATAAATTATGGTGGGGAAGCTGCTCCTCCTCCAGCAGCAGCACAAACACCAAGACCAAGAGGTGGGCCTATGGCTAAGCCAGCTTCTGTAGCACCTGCTGCATCTGCGCCTATTGATAAAGCAACAGCTAGATCACAAGCCACAGCAGCTATAGCTGGTGGTGCAAAGGCTGCTGATGTAGCTAAACGATTTAAAGAAACATATGGTGAGGATTTATAAATGGGAATGTTTGATGACTTAATCCCTACTAAAACTAGTGGTGGGATGTTTGATGATTTGATTCCAGCTAAGCCTACGCCTCAGCAAATTGAGGCTGCTGTTGTTAAGCCTCCCACAGAAGCTGAGCTTAAGGATGCAGAGAAACCTGCCATCATCACCAAACAACTTATGCCTAGACAGGCTAAGATTGAGGAAGCAAAAAAGAAAAGCTTAGAAACCACCATTCCTTTTGAAGAGCTGTACAAAAACCCAGAACTATTTACTGTAATTAAAGACTACATGAAAGTTAGTCGTAATGTTGTTCCTGAGAAGGGACAAACAGACGAAGACTTTGTTAAGAAGTATATGGCAACAATGAGGGATATTGAATTCAATACCTTTACTGGTGCTCTTCCTGAACTAAATAGAATTAGAAATGCTAAGCCTGAAGATGCTCAAACACTAGGGCTTGGTAGAGAACTATACAAACAAACACGAAGTGTATTCCAGCCCGGTGGTCAAGGCTATGGCAGTGCCGATGCTTTAGTTCCTTATTGGAATGCAATGACCTCCATTGCTACAGACCCATTAAACTATGTTGGGTTTGTCGGAGGTAAGATTGGTGGACAGGTTGTTAAATTAACTGCTGCTCAAGAAGCTGCACAGCTTGCTACTGGGGCTGTTGCTAAAGGTAAGCTTGCTTCTATCCTTACACCAACTAAAGGTAAAGTAGTAGCTGGCGTTGCTGGTTTAGAAGCCGCATCGGGAGTGGGCCAAAGTGTTGTTAGCCAACGCTTAGATCAAGAAGTTGCTAAAAGTATTGGTCAAGAGCCGGAAGAACTTAGCACAACACAAATGGCTGTTAGCGGAATTATCAGTGGTATCTTTGGTGGGGTAGAAGCTAAAGCTGCTGTTACTAAGTTTGGTAAGACTGGTAAAGAACAGCTTGCTGACTTGCTTAAGAAGTCTAAAGAGAAAACACCAACAGATCCTACTGCTCCACCAACTAAGGTAGAGACAGCTTTGTTATCTCCTGTTGATGAGAACATGGACCTACTTGCTGAAGAGTTTATGAAGCAAGAGGGTGCTAAGATATTAGATCAAATATCTCCTGCTGCTGCTCTGGTAGAGCCAGCCATTCGCAGAGACTTATCACAGAGGGCCATTCGTGTGGCTATGAATGTGATTGAGAATGATCCTACATACAAGGTTAAGGCAGGACAGAAAACCAGTACAGCCATTGCTGAGGTGTTCTCTGCTATGGACCAAGGTCTTATTGATGACACTTTGTTAGAGCAAGCTATTAGAAAAGAAGGACTAAGTCCTGAACAGTTTGCCCAAGCTAACAGAGTGACAGTGACACAAGCTGCTCAGATTATGCAGCAATACTCTACGGCTTCTAAGGCTTTGAATCGTCTGCGTCAAATTGATCCTGATGTTGCTAAACAAGTGGACGCTTTGTATGGTAAGCCTGATGAATATACATCTGCTCTTGGCTACTTAGGTGGTGCATTCAATAGACTTGAGAGAGAAAGTAAAGCTCTCATTGTCAGTGGTATTGGTACAACTGTTCGTAACGTGATGGGCAGTGGTATTGGTTTGACATTCAACTCAGCAGCTTCTGTACTTGAAGGCTCGTTGATGACCATAGGAAAGACACTAGCACCAGAAGCTAAGGGTGCTAGGCTTTCTACATTAAAGACAAGCATTGGTGACACCATTGAGAATGCCTTTGGCACATGGGGCTACTTGCGTAAGAATGATTTAGCTTCTGAAGTGACGGATGAGCTGCTCAAGCATAACCCATCCATTAGAAGTAACATCCTTTCTGCTATGCAGGAGAGTGATACAGACTTGTCTAAGATAGCTCGTATGGCTAACTCATTGAACGTAGCACAGGATGCTTTCTTTAGAAAGGCCATCTTTGCTAATTCAGTGGAGAAGAAACTTAAGGGTGTTGGCTTAGATATGTATCAGCTTATTGCTGATGGTAAAGTTATTCCTGCTGACATCCTTAAAGAAGCAGCAGATGAAACATTGAAAGCTACCTTCTCTTACACACCTAAAATACCTAAGGGTGGTATTAAGACATTTGAGGGTGGTGCTGAGGCTATGGGTAACTACTTTGTTAAAGCAGCAGAGGTTCCCGGTGGTAGCTTGTTTGTTACCTTCCCTCGCTTTATGACCAATGCCATTGCATTCCAGTATCGCTATAGCCCATTAGGTGGTATTTCTGGTGCAGAGGACATTCTTAGAGGTTCTAAGATGTTAGCTAACGGTGATGAGACAGGTGCTGCTCTCATTAGAAAAGGTCAAGAGAACACAGCTAAAGGTATTGTAGGTACATCAGCATTGCTTGCTGCCATTGACTATCGTGAGAACAATCAGGATGTTGAATGGAACATGTGGAAAAGAGATGATGGTACTACAGTAGACCTGCGTGGTGTTTTCCCTATTGGTCCTCTGTTGGCTATGGCTGATGTATCAGTGAAGCACAAGCGTGGCTTATCTGCTAAGACTGGTGATGCCTTTGAAGCTGTCATTGGTATGAAGATGCCAGCAGGTACACAGAACCAATTTATGGATCAACTTATCTCTGCTCTTTCTTCTGAAAGAGATGTGGAGAAGTGGGCTGATAAGATGGGTAAAGTGGCTGGTGATTTTGGTGCTAGGTTTGTATCACCCTTCATCGTCAAAGACATCTTCAACCTTGTTGATTTGATTCGTGAGGGTGGCTCTGTTGCTAGAGATCCTAATGTACTTAAATCAGAGAAACCAGCAGATAGAATATTAGAAGCAGCGGGTAATAGAATTCAATCTAAGCTTCCTGTGTTGAAGGAAGAACTACCTGAAACTATCCCCCGTGTAAGACAAGGACCAATATATAAAGAAGGTGAATTCTTTAACAACTTAGTTGGTATCCGTATCACACCAGAGAAGACACCAGAAGAAACTGAACTGGTCTACCTTGGTATCGAAGCATATAAACTGTATGGTCAATCATCAGGTGATAAAGAATATGACAGGGCTTATGTAGAAGAAGCTAATCCATTAGTCATTGCTTCTATTAATAGAGCGATGATGAGTCCTCGCTATCAAAACTTGCCTGAGATTGAACAGAAAAAAGCTATTGAGAATGTAGTTAAGAACATTCTTCCCGTAGCTAGACAACTTACTGATGCTAAGTTTATGCAGGAAGATCTTGTTCGTGTGTATAAGATGAAGTTTAATAAACTTCCTGAAGACACCCGCAAGATTATTAATAATAGATATGCCACTGAGAATAATGGTAAGACACTGGAAGAAACCAATGACTACATGAGAGTACCTGAGTATGCAGCTAAGATTAAAGATCTTCAGTTTGCTAAGGGTGGTGTAGTTGCTGGGAAAGTCTTTAAGGCAGGAGCCAAGGCTGCAACCACAGGCACTGAAGGAATGTTAAACCTTATTAGAAAGGTTAAGAATCCTGAGGCTATTGTTGCTAATGAAATTAACAATGTTGTAGAAGAAGCTTTAGATAAAGCAGACTTAACAACTAAAGCAATACCAACACAACCTATTGCTAAAAAAGGCAAGCCTAGTCCTATTCTCTCTGAGCCTAAGCCTGTTGATACAGAGATGGAGAAGCTGGTATCAGATGCTGAAGCCTCCTTCACACCACCACCTAAGGTAGAGCCAGAGGTGGTTCCAGAGATTAAGACAGAACTTCCTATGGAGGCCCCTGTTCCTATGTCTCCTTATAGGCAAGCACTGATTGAAAGCCCTAATCTTAATAAACCTAAGTTTGGTTCTGATTTTGAAACTAGACAAAAAACATTAGGAGTGTTAAGAGATATTAGAACAAACGCTTTTGATAAGCTGGTTGATATGCCTAATGTAACAGCCAAGCTCGAAGATGATGTTATTGCTGTTGCTCAAGGGGAATATAGAGCAGCTAAAAATAAAGAAGTGGATGTTAATAATCCAGAAGTTATTTCTGATTTCATTAACTTTGCTATTCCCTTACAGGAAAAGTTAAACAGTCTGAGAAAAGTTTATAAAAATAAACCACCAGTAGTGCTCTATCATGGTACAAAAGGAGACGCTGATGACATTCTTGCTAAGGGTTTTACAGATCCCACCAGCAGAGATACGGGCCATTCAGAAATGTCGGTGGGAGCTACCTCATTTACTAAAGATATTAGATATAACTTTGCTGGAGCTAAGGGTGGTAAGAATCCCTCACAGATTTTAGAGACTAGGATTCCTTACGCTGATTATGAATTCAGACGCATTAATATGCCAATGAATAAATACCAAGAAATGGAAAGCTTTGGTGATATGAATACCATTGCCCGTTCCATCACAGGTAGTCCTACTGTAGCCCGACCTTTGGGTCTACCTCAGTCTGTTGGATTAAGAGAAACTGAAGATGCTTTTGTTGAGAGTGATAAACTAGTGCTTGAAAGAAAGACAAAAGAAGTAGGATCTAAAATTCCCTTTGTCATAAAACAAGACAACAAATCCAGAGACAGTTTTAAAAGATTAACTATCATTAGAGATAATTTCTTGACTCCAGATTCTTTAAAGCCAATTAAAGAAGGTGGGATGGGGAGTGAAGAAGTCCAAGCAAATACAGCTTATAGGATTATTAGAGATCTTGTTAGGAATGAGTTTACAGAAACTAAAGGGCTAGTAAAAACATCTCAAACAACATTTGGAAGACTTCGTAAGATAGCTACAGACAACGCCTTCTCAAAAGATACAGAAATAAATCCAGACATAGCTAACTTTATTCCTAAGGTTATTACTTCTTTAGAAAAAGTAGGTAGTAAAGATAAGGCAGAAGCTTTAAAGATATTAGAAAATCAATTTAATCAATTGCGTAAATATCAAGTTGGTAGTAAGGGAGGTAATGAAGAAATTACCCGCATCACTGGTGAACAAAATAAAGCAGTGAATGCTATTAGAGACTTAGTAGGTGGAACCTACAGAGATAAAGAAACTAAAAAGAGAATTGGCTTAGCTAAGGGTGGCCTCGCCAGTCGTAGGTAATACAACATAAGATAGTCTATCAAGAGGAACCTTGTAAAAGAGTTCTCCTTGGTAGACATATTTATTTCTAGACTCTTTAACTTCTGAAGCCAGTACAGCAGCGGCTTCGCAATGGAACAATGCTGTCCCATCTTTATTAATAGAGAAGAAGTGTGTAGGCATCTCTTGTGTTAAGAGCTTCTTCTTCCTAGCAGGTACATTCAAATCTTCATAGGGAAACTCTACAGTTTTCCATGACAGTCTGACTTCTACCTCAGCATATCCCACCAACAAGTCGTCTTTATACAGATGCAGATCAACCCCATACCTGTCAGGATTATCTCTAGCTTCCATATTCCAAAAAGAAGAGACATAGCTTTTAACTACATCTCTTCCAAACTTGTCATAGGTATCGTGGAGTTCTTTATCAAACCGCTTGGTAGCCATTAAGTCTTTCAATGTTATCGAAGTAGCCACGATCAAATCCTCGTTGCCACTCTTTACCTGCCACAGATGATGGTTCATATTGATTGACCAACCATCCATGTCTGAAAGCTTTATAGCCCTGTTCAAATTGAATACGCAATGGTGCAGATCGTTCAGACTTGACTTGCATGTTATTCCCCTGTAGGTTTATCGCCTTTAATGAGTTCACCTATCTCATCAAACTCACCAATATAGATACTAAGAAAAGGCAACTTGATTAGTATACCACTATAAGAAAACAATTTATCATGTGGTCCACCATCATCTACGATGTGACAGATGGTGTCATTGAATTCAATATCAAAACCAATGCCCTGCCTTAGTTCTACAACTATCATGCAGCTTTCCCCCATACATCATCCCAAGTACCAGTGGTAGCACCCTTGCTGTAGTCTGTTACACGCTGCTCAAAGAAGTTGGTGTGGCTAACACCTAACATACCATCTACCCACGGCAGAGGGTTCTTCTTAATCTTATAGATGCCTTTCATCCCCATAGAGATGAGTCTACGATCTGCAATGTAGCGGATGTACTGCTTCACTTCTTCTTTCGTAAGCTTCTCGACCTCGACCATCGAAAAAGCCAGATCCACAAACTGATCCTCCAGACCCACCATTTGATCTGCAATTTCTTTAATGCGATCCGAAGTCGTTTCATCCTGATGGTGCTTAACATACTCACGATAAACCTTAATCATACCTTCAGCATGCTGTGTCTCATCTACTATGGACCAAGCAATGATCTGACCTAGTCCTTTAAGCTTACCATTCCTTGCAAAATTAAGCAACATAACAAAGCTAGAGAATAGCTGCATGCCCTCACCGAAGGCAGAGATGGCAGCAATTTTCTCAGCCATTGGTGCTGCACTAAGATTGTTAATGTAGTCGTGCTTCTGCACCATCTCTCCATACTGTAGGAATTCATTGTATGTAGACTCAGGCAAGCCTAAGGTTTCAATGAGGTGGGCGTATGCTGCTACATGCAAAGCTTCCCTACTGGCAAAGCCACTCATCATCATCCTCACCTCAGGCTGCTTGAATATAGGGATGTAGTGGTCATGATAACCACTGCCAATATCCAAGTCACCCTGTACAAAGAAGCGTAAAATCTTTGTTAGAAACTCCTGCTCATGGCTGCTCAGTTTCTTGTAGTCTTTAACATCCTCAGACATAGGCACTTCTGTATGAAGCCAATGGCTCTGCTCATGCTGCAACCAAGCATCATAAGCCCAAGGATATTTAAAGGGTTTGAATGTTGTACGCTCTTGCGTAATATCTAATTTAGTCTTTACCATATCAACCTTCACATGCTAAACAAGTTTCACCTTCTGCCACCTGCTTCAAATCAATATCGTCTTCAATCTTCTGACGCTTGATCTGAGCACCCACCTTATCTGCCTTACGCACCTTCTCTGAACGAAGATAGTATAGGCTCTTTAGTCCACTCTTCCAAGCAAGGAAGTGAATGGCATGTAGATATTTAATGGATACATTGGCATGGAAGAACAAGTTAATGCTCTGACCTTGGTCAATGTATTTCTGTCTGTCTGCTGCAAGCTCAACCAACCAACGCTGATCAATCTCCATAGCAGTCTTAAACACTTCCTTCAAGTTGTCAGGAATGTCTAGGTGCTGTACAGATCCTTCGTTGCTGATGATGGATGCCCATGTGTCATCATCGTCCATACCCAGTGCAGCAAGTTGTGCTTTCAAGAACCTATTCTTATATACGAATGCTCCGCTGAGTGTGTCCTGCCTAAATACATTTGCTCTGTAAGGCTCGACCGAAGGGCTAGTATTCCCCATGATAAGGCTGCTACTAGCGTTAGGGGCAATAGCAGTGTGATGACTAAACCTTCTACTAATATTGCCGTGACCAGCATCGACACAACTACCACGCTGCTGCTCCAAGACAGAGTCAGCAAGTAGACACGAAGAATGAATGTGCTTAAAGATTTCATTGTTATAACTCTTAGCCATCACTCCATCGATGGCTACACCTTTCTTTTGTAAGAATGCATGGAAGCCTAGAGTACCAACACCAATGCTACGCTCCATCATTGCGCTGTACTTAGCTCTTGCAATTGTTGATGGTGCTTTGTCAATGAAATATTGCAAGACATTGTCTAGCATTTCCATAACATCCAAGATGAATTGCTTGTCATCTTTCCAATCATCATAGTATTCTAGGTTGAGTGAAGACAAGCAACACACTGCTGTGCGTTTCTCGTTAGTTGGTAGGAAGATTTCTGTACACAGATTGCTACCATTAATCTTCAATCCTTTGTCACTCAACCACTTAGGCATAGCCTTGTTAGCTGTATCAATGAACACCAAGTATGGCTCACCTGTCTGCATACGCAGGTCTAGGATTTTCTGCCACAGATATTTAGCAGACACTGTCTCCACCACCTCACCATTGGCAGGGTTCTTAAGTTGGAAGCTGTCATCAAAGTCAGGATCTTTCATGGCCTTCTCAATGATGGTCATGAATTCATCAGTGATGTTGATGCCGTGATGTAGGTTTAGTGTGCGTACATTCTGATCACCAGTGGGCTTACGCATCTCCAGAAACTGGATGATGTCAGGGTGGTGAATGTCTAGGTAGGCAGCATAGCTACCCCGTCTTGTACGGCCTTGACGATAGGCCAAGGAACTGGCATCGTAGATTTTGAGGTGGGGCATAACACCAGTAGACTTATCGTCACCATTGCGGATACCAACATGAACCCCAACACCACCACCATACATGGATAGCCAGTTAGTTTCTGATAGGTTATCGACCAAGCCTTCTGCACTATCATCCATGTAATTAAGGAAACAGCTAATAGGGAGGCCACGCTTAGAGCGACCAAAAGATAGGATAGGCGTAGAGTAGCTAAGCCAGTGCTTACTACTGTAGTCATACAGTCGCTGAGCATGTTCCTGATTAGACGCAAACGATTCCGAAACATAAGCAAATCTTTCTTGAGGACTAACTTCTTCGTCCTTCATATAACTTTCTCTCAATCTCTGGATGCCTAGTTCATCGAACAATGCGTCCCGAGACAGGTCAATGTTGACCTTAAACTTTGCCATAAAATACTCCTGCTGTGGTGGAAAAAAAGGGAGCCAAAGCTCCCGAAAGAAAGGTAGTTATACCTCAGATGGCTACTGCTTGCTCTATTAAAACAAGGATGGAAATAAGTTTGTTAGCACTACCTTACATTGGTCTGCTACATCACGATGTTCTTTCTGTGTTGCTTTGTCACAACGAATATCAACGTAGTGCATCCAACTTCTCAGTGTACCATTCATGTACATTCTACTGGTGGTTAGTCCTTCGGGCAACACCTTTCGTGCTACCTCCTTGGCTATGCCCATGCCCAATGCAGCCTCATAGGACCGCTTTGCAGCCACTAAAACATCTGTCTGTAGCTCATCCCATACCGCTATCAATTCTCGGTCCTGAACGGCTATAGAGTTCTGTCTGTTCTTGTTATCCTGTAGCCTCACCTCACTGGTTTCATAGCGTGAGGAAATGGCATAGCGTTGTGAGAATTCTTGGAAGCTAAAGCTTCTGTGTCGTAGGATTTGACGGGCAATGTCACGGGTGGTTTCTATTTCCATGCACACATTCACCATCTCAAATGGACTCCAGTGTTTGTTGTCCATCAAATACTTCAGCAGCTTAGGTGCTGTCTCAGGGTTGTCCTGATTCTCTGGGTTGCTCACCCTCGCCATGTACGCTATCAGATGTTCCGCATTTGGTGTAGCCCAGATCAGTGTTACCGACATATTTCTTTCCTTCTTCAAGTCCATTCTTGATGGCTGTCATTATACCTAAGCTCAATAAGATGTCACGCTCTTCCATTGTTAAATCAAATGAATAGGTGGCACTGCCATCTTCATGTTCTTCTAACATTATTACATTCATTTCTTTTTCCTTTCTAACTTCTCTAGTTCTGTCTTCACTTTATGACAGGGCTTACACATCACTTGTAGATTCTCTATCTCACAGAAGATACGATCAATGAACAAGTCCCAACTAACAAAGCCCTCTGTTGGTGATACTACGGGTAGTATATGATCTACCTGTACATCAGCAGCAACAAAGTGTTTCTTACACTTGGCACATTTGTAATGCATTGCCAGCTTGCCAGTCTTCTTGTTTTCTTTCCTACCTACGAAAGCTTCTTTGAGTGCTTTGTATTTAGGAGGCCAACGCCTAGACGCAGCTCGTAGTGCAGAGGTGACGAAGCTCCTGAACCTAGAGTCAGTCCACTCGCCACCATTTCTTTTCTTATCTACCAATTGGTGTATCTGCTAGGTGCGACATGTCAGCAGCATCGTAATGCACAAACAAATCCCTAGCTATTGCCAGTGCTTCGTCAACATCCAAAGCAATAAACTCAGAAATGAATTTATCGTAGTCGGACTCAGCAAGATGCTCAACAACATAGCCATTGCTTGCTTCTCTAATGGTTACAGAATTAACTTTCATTCTAGTCCTTCCACATCCACATGACGGAACACCAATTCATGTGAATCTATTCTTTCCAATGAGGCTGTGAGATTTTCAATTATCAACTCGCTCAACACTTCTTCATTCAGATAGACACTAGGTAGGTCTTCCGGTTTAAAGAATACTTTTAAACTAATGTCCACAGATATCATAATCGTTCCAGTCTTTCTTCTACCAACCTAGCATAGCCAATGATGTCATGCCATGAGTCATGATACCAAGGATCACCATTCACAATGCGAGAGATTTTGTTACAGATGAGATCAAGGCTTTCCTTCATATCATCATCCATCTCTTTCCACTCAGCACCAGACCTAACAGATTCTTTTAAGGCTTGTGAAACCCTAGAGACATCTTCTTTGTAGTTGCCATACCTAACACCTCGTTGTATCAATGTGTCATCTATGTTCATTGCATGCCTCCAATTGTCTTGGTGTCAATGGTGAAGTTGCCATCACCAAAGCTATCATGATCTGCGTTGTAAGAGAAGTCACCAACATCACCAAACATCTTACCGCAATACTCAACAAGCTTATTAGCAAGCTGCTCATCTTCTTCCATATACTGTACAGTTGCTGCCAATATAGTAGCCATACCAATTAAATTATTAATATCATCTTCACTGATAGTGAGTGGTCCAAAGCCACTGACTAACACTTGAAAGTGTTTTTGATATACACCATCTACGATAGTAGGACGGAGGATTAGTGCAATGTCGTTTGGCTTTAAGCTTGTGGAGGAGTCCATATCTGTCCTTCATATCTGCGTAAAAAAAGAAGCTGAGCATTCTCTAACACACGCTCAGCATTACCCTCGTAAGCTTCCAACACTTTGTTGTACAGCTCAAGTTCATCTGTTGTGTCCCCAATTATCTTGGCTGCTTTCACTGGACCAACACGGAACAATCCTTTGATGTTATCAGCAGCATCACCCGTAATCATCTGCGTATACAGCTTGACCAGAGCTTCCTCTGGTTTGATGTAGTAGCCTAGATGTTTAACAAAGTTGTAATGCCAACCAACAATCTGATCTAAGTCTTTGTCTAAAGAAACAATGACACAATTGTCACCAAGCTTTGTAGCTTCAATGGCAATGGTGTCATCGGCTTCTTCACCTTCAGATATAGAAGCACCCCACTCCTTAACAAGATAGTCTCTAAGGAAAGCTAGATGCTTTGGCTTAGGCTTGTCCACTCTGTTCCCTTTGTAAGGCACAGTGGTAGCTATCTTGTATCGGAAGTTGTTCTTACCTGTTAGGTGCATACTCCAACTATCCACGAAGCAATCAGGATAGATGTTATCAACACCGCACATGAGAACATCAACAATTAAACGATCCAGTGTACGCTGTGCCGTTGCTTCGTCTTCGTCCTCACATGCTGATGCGGCTCTGTAACAGAAAATATCCGCATCAAGGATTGCTTTCACTTACAGCACATCCTCATCGTCTGCACTGATACCACTGGCTGCAGCATATTCAACCAAGTCAGTGACAACCAGCTTCTTCAACGAAGGGCTAACACCTTTCTTGTTCTTGTATGTCCAAGAGTAAAAAGACACAAGAGCTTTGCCCTTGCTACCATTACCGATAGCTTCGGTAATCTCATCATTGTCCGTATCAAAGATACGAATAGGCTTCTCTGATTTGCAAGTGATGTACCTGCCCATGTCAGCCTTCTTCTCTTCACCAGTTTGTACACTGATGCCCATCTCTTCCAGTGCTTCAACAGCAGCATCAGACAGGTTGCATAAGTTCAACTGAAACTTACCGGACATGTCATTCACCTTGTTGTGCTGACACCAGAACAAATCAGCCTTCAGCTTAATCGCTTTCTTTTCTTCACTCATAATATTCTCCATATGAAAACCCACCTCTATCGTTAGTGGCACTCACGCCAGTTGTTACCAACCTTACCTTCGGCATCAACTGGACACCGGAAACCTAAAGCTTCTCCTGCTTTGGTAGCTGCTTGCTCTATGAGTCTAGCTGCTTCCTCTGCCTGATCTTCTCTAACTTCCCATTGTGTTTCGTCATGAACAAACGCTAACAGTTTAGCATTTATTCCCTTCTCTTGCAACAGCTTTGTTGATTCAACAAGCCATTGTTTAGCAATGATAGCACCTGCACTTTGCAGCAATGTGTTCAATGCTGCATGCTCCGATCTAACCCACACTCTTCTACCATCTAAGGCAGGGAGATGTCCCTTAGCCATCAGCCTAGATATCTTCTTCTTCAGGGCAGAAAGGCCGGGAGTATTATTGATAAAGCTATCAATAAGTTTCTTGCCTTTGCTACTGTTACCACCTACTATGCTACCTGCCTTGGCTGCACCTGCTCCGTAGAGCACCCCATATGTCAGAGTCTTGGTAACATTCCTAGCCTTCTTATGCTCAGGATTGTTATCATCCTTGACAGTGCCTTTGTCAACTAAGCCAAAACTCTGTGCATTGAACCAGTGGATGTCACCTTTAAGCAACTCATCCATCCATTCTTTATCATTCAGGTAGTGACCTAAGCAGCGTAGCTCAATGCCTGACAGGTCAACACCCACCTGCTTATATCCCTTAGGCACTGTCCATACTTCTCTACACTCAGCACCATATGGACCACCCACTGCAGGGATCTGCGCCATATTAGGACTGCTATGTGTCGCCCTTCCTGTAACTGCGCCATTGGTTGTCACTCTACCATGCACCCTACCATCATCACCCACCAGTTCAAGCCAACTACTTATCTGAGATACACGCTTTTGAATCATTAAGTATTCAGCAATTATTTGTGCCTCTGGGAACACAACATCCTTCAAGGTGGTTTCATCCACTATCGGTTGACCCGTTGGGGTCATCTTAGTTGGCTTCCATCCTAGCTTAATAAGTCTGTCACCAATCTGTTGTCTGCTTCCAACATTGAAGATGGTTACCTTATCCTTAAGCTGCTTGCCTGTCTTCTCAGAGAAACGCTGCTCAACGATAGGGAGAAACACCTTCTGCATCTCCTCTTCAATGTCAGACATGCGTCCACTAAGTATGGCATGCAACGCCATAGCCTTAGGCATATCAAGCATGAAGCCGTTGTCTTCCATGCCACGGCAGATGATGGCAACCTCATGCTCAAGCTGAATACTTTGCTGGGAAAACCCTTCTTTCGTCATGGTTACTGTCAGAAAGTTGTACAGTTTTTCTAAAAGTTGAACATCTTGTTCACAATAGGTAGCCATCTCTTGTGTCCATCCACTGTCGAAGTCAGTGAAACCAATCTTATAGCTGCCTAAGCGATAGCCCCATGCCTCTAAGCTGTGTGGTTTGGGAGCTTTGCCTTCCTTAGGAAGCACCACCTCAATGTCAGGTTTGTACAGCCGTGACATCACCAGTGTATCTACTAGGCTGTTGTCAGAAATGCCAACACCCCATACCTTCTTCAGGATGGGAGCATCAAAGCCAATGATGTTGTGGCCCACCACTTGCTCACCCTCTAAGTATTGCTGCAAGCTGTCGGCTTCCCGCCAGTGCCTCACCTCACCAGTGGTGCTGTGCTTGGTTACACACAGCCATATGGTGTCATGTTTCAGGTTTGTCTCTATGTCTAAGAAGATCATTGTCCTTGTCCTTATCATTTTGTCGGAGATTATCAACATTCTCCGACTGTTTGTAATCTTCTAATGAATCTCTACCAAAGATGGCATTCCATCTGGTAGCCCATTCCTCATCAGCTATTGACTTAGGACGCTGAGTGTGTCCCTTACCACCATCACTCGTCATATCTTTGCCACACCAGTACAGGCGTGTCCTCTCCTATGTATGAATTCTCAATGTTAAAAAGAATATATTCATGAGCTTCGTCCTCAGTCATACCATCTCTGTCCTTAAATACTTTAATCATCTTATCAGCATCATAGACTAACACTTCCACTCTCTTATTACCATTCCATATGGAAGCTTGTCCAATGATGGCATCATCAAGATCGTCCCATTGTTTCATAGCATCACCCCTTCTATTGCATCATCAATCTCAAACATCCTACCTGTATCCCTGTTGTACAGAAGTGAACAGGCGGGTCCAGTGGAACCTGCGAAACGATTTTTGAGGACCCTCACCTTGGTGGTGTTACGCTCAATAGGATCATCAGCCTGACCATTCCTCTCTAGCGATACCACCATGTCACTTAGTTGTGCAATGGCAGCACTGCCTCGTAGCTGAGCTAGGCTAGTGGTTGCACCTTCCTCGTGTCCCTTGTCTGATGGACGCTTGAGGTGGCTAACAATGATGAGAGCAATGTTAGTTTCCTGCACAAGCATGCGAAGCTTGGTCATGATTTCATCGATGGCCTTACGCTCATCACCATTGTCCTGACTGGATACGATGATGCTTAAGTGATCTAAGAAGACATACTTACATCCCAGTCCCTTAGCCATGTACTTCACACGATTGACAATGTTCTCGATGGCAGTAGACCCGAAGTGATCGAAGAAGAACAAACGCCCAGTGCCTAGTGTCTTCTCGAATGCGTCCTTGCGTACAGCATCAGACACCACAGATGTAGGCAGGTGTAGTGGTGCATCAGCAGCTAGGCTCATCATAGACAGGCTAGTCTTTCTCACACTCTCTTCCAAGAACATCAAGCCAATGTTGTCACTGCTATTCTGTAGCAGATGCCAAACAATTTCCCTTAGGGTTTGACTCTTACCTAGTCCACTACCTGCTGTGAATGTGACTAGCTCACCTGCTCTAATGCCATAGGTAATTTCATTCAGTCCCTTCCAAGGGTAGAAACAATCTGCTGCTTCCATTGGTGTAGACACCAACTCCCACAGGCTAGACCCGCACACAATGCCATCAGGCACGAAGGGTTCAGCAGCCCACCACCTAGAAACAAAGGCAGCTTCCTTGTTATCACTTAGCCACTCGCATGCATCTTTATATTCAGGGTCTGGTTTAAATATCTTGCACTTGCTGCCAAACAATTCAGCAACTTCCTTCGCTGCCTTCTGTCCTGCCTCATCACCATCAAAGCACAGCACAATGTTTTCAAAGCTGTTGATGTATTCGTAGTTGGCTTTGGCATCCTTCAATGCACTACCTGCACCTGTGCGTATAGACACCACAGGATATTTACTACCTGTCAATTGGTATGCAGCCAGTGCATCAAACTCACCTTCAGTGATGGTGAGGTACTTGCCATTGGATGGGTATAGGTTCTGTCCAAACAGAGTACCCTTACTCCACCCACCCACTGTTGTGAATTTCTTGTCCTTCACTTCCCTACGCTTAGCTGCAACAAGCTGTGAGTTGCTGTCGTAATAAGGAAAGTAGTAATGTCCATCGCTACGGACTACGCCATAGCGTTCCATTGTTGCTTTGCTGATGCGTCTGTCTGACACACTAACACTGTGTCCTTCATTGTAGGCTTTGATAAAGCTGCTCGTATCCTTACTGTCTGTATCAATATCAATCACTTCAAATCTTTCGTTGTTAGTTGAGGGTGTATATTTATCACATACAAAACATTTGGTGGACATGTCTTCGTTCAGTGATAAGCCATCACTGCTGCCACATGTCTCACAAGGTAGGTGTGTTTTTAGAAATGCCATAGCCCTTGTAAGTTATTTTGTTGGTCTTAAGTACTGTGTCGTACCCTTTGAATAGCTTAGTCATTCTAGCATCGTGTAGGCTATGTAGTCCAATTAATAAATTGGCAAGCTCGTCTTCATCAGGCTTCTTCTCTCTGTCCAATAACACCCAGAGGATGGAATCAATGTCCTCCTTAGTTATCCAAGCAGCCATGATGAGGTCTTCAAGTTCGTGCAGTTTCATACTACGCCCTTCATTTGTTCAGGTGTTAAACACTTCTGCCCTGTACTTTCCCAATGGTCATGTACACCACGATAGACTACACCGTCATGGCACTTAAAGTGGACAGGTTTGTAACGCTCTTGTACTGCCATGTCATAACCAACATGATAGAAACCAAAGCCACTAATGGTGGCAACTATCCATATGGCTAGGTATTGTTCTGTGTAGCTCATGCTTCCCCCTTAACAAGGGTTGTTTCACAACCTATGCCGTGTGCGGCTTCGATGGCTCGGGCAAACTGTTTATGCCAACCAAAATGGTGGTGTCCGTATTGGCTCGTCAAATTGACTTCATCAATGCAACTACCAATCTCCTCATCCGTCAGCGGCTTGCGCTGTGCAAACATTGCCTCAACCTTAACTGTCTGGGCACGCTCACAGTACAAGCAGACCGTGTGGTCGTTGTCTATTGCAACACTTGCTACAACCATTTCATCGCCCCACTGTGTCTTAACAGGGGCTTGTTGCCATTCTAGTTTCATGTATTTTTACTCCTTAATGCGGCTTCAACGGCACGCCCAAATGTCAAATACTGCATTGAGTCAACTTGTTTATGTATCTCAAATATCTCGTCATCCGTCAACCCAATCCATGTTTGTTGTTCTGAATCATACCAAGCACCGCAACAACACTCAGCCACGCTACGTGCCTCACAATCACATAACAAATTCATACGTGGTTCAGGCTCATAATCTAGACCTAACTCTCTAGCGTTCTCTGCTTTTCTTTCTAGAGCTTCATCTTTAGTCATTTCGCAGCCTCCATATACAAACCAACATTACCCAGTGCATAACCTACAAAGGCAATGCCTAGCCCAGTGTTACCTTTGAGCAGCAGATCCACTGCCACCACTGTATAGACAATACCAACAACAGCGATAAGCCATGCACTCATTTGATCACCTTAAATTCTTGAAGCACTCTCATAGCTGCTTTAATAAGTTCAGTGTCTTGAGTTGGTTCAGGCAAACTACTTTCCCACCGCAGTAAAAACTCAAGTTCTTCTGCAACCACAGCTTCAATTTCTTCTCTGTTTAATTCAGTCATATTAGTCCCATAGTCCTCTGTAATATTTACCAAACAACATGAAAGCTTTCTTCATTCGCTCTTCATGTACCTCTAACCCTTGCCAATCAACCTTAATCTTATTGATCTGTTCTTCTAGTCCTGCCTTACTATCCACTTCGGAATGATCATAGAACTTCTCAGTTGAGTTGTCATCAGCTAGTTCACCAAATGCCCATATCAATTCATCTAGCACCCAGTCCCACCTCTTGAAGTGGTTGTCATCAATGTCCCAACTGTTTTCCTTAGGCAAACAAGAGTTGCTTTGCAAAGCCTTAGGCACATCTTCATCATCCACATTAGGGCTACCATGCTGTGTTGCCTTAAGCTGCTTGAGCATAGGCAAGATGATGAGGGATAGTGTGTGATCCATAGCCCATGTGTCATACCTATCAAGCTTCACAATGACAGTGCGCTTCTTCTTCGTATGCATCCACTGCAGCATATCCCCCACCCATGTTTCACTGAGCCACTCACCCCACTTGTGTGCTCTCTCTTCACTAACACCTACCTTTTTTGTTAGTTCAGCAAGCTGATATGGCCCAAGCCAATTAGGGTAACCACCTATATAAACTTTCATGTAAGTCCTCTCATTTCTTGTGTCACTGTTGCACTACGCAAAGTGTTCTTGATGTATGGTGTTAGGCTTTGCGGGGTAGCATGACCTGACACTGCCATAATGTTAGTTATTGGAATGCCAATCTCTACCATTTCTGTGATGGCTGTCCTTCTCAAATCCTGCAACACCAAGTCACTAGGCAAAGAAGCATCAGCCAATATTTGTTTAGCCACTCTAGATAAATTAAATAGGCTGTAAGGTAGCAAGCCGCCCTTCCTATCAGGAACATTAGATGGTGCAATGTATTGCTGCCAACCAAACTCAGCATGCTGCTGCCTTAACATAGTTAGCAGACCAGTGCTTGTTGGGATGGTCACCCTTGACCTACGCTTGCTTTGTTCCAAGTGCAACACACCCTTCTCTAGGTCTACCTGTTCCCACTTAAGCTTACGCATATCCCCCATACGCTGTCCATATTCGTATGCCATCTGCACTATGAGTCCTACATTACGCCACTTGAATGTGGCATATGCTGTGTTCATGAATGCTCTGACATCTTCTCTACTCCATACAGTTCTGCGAGGTTTGTCTGCTCTTCGCAGCACCTTGCTGAATGGATTGTGGGTGATGTAGCCATGACGGATAGCGAAGTTGAATAGCAATCGATACACTGCCAAGGTGTGGTTAGCTAGGCTAACACTGTGCTCAGCATGTGTTTCATATATCTTCTGACAATGCGGTGTGACTAAGCTACCAAGCTTACATTGATACAGAGCAACACCATTGGCTTTGCTGTCCCGCCATCCCTGTAAGTAATACATGTAGTCACGTTGTGCCTTGATGCTCAGCTTGGTGAAGGTGATGTTGTTCTTATACGCCTTGATAAGCTCATGCACCCTTGTATCTTCAGAGATATCTTTAAGATATCTAAGCTCTTTACGCCAGTTGTCTAGCTGAGCATTGAGTTCTTCAGCTAAGGCAAAGGCTTTGTCCTTCTCAGTGCCAAGCACACACCTAGCCACCACCCCTGCATCCACTGCATCCTGTGGTGGGTTGTAGCGATACTTGGTTACACCTTCGGCAGCTTGAGCCAAGGTGACATAGCGGGGTAGGCTCATGCTTGTTCCCTTGCCTTCATCATCTCTTCAGCAAACCAATAAGCTTTGCTTGCCAACTCACCATGTGGAATGTTCCATGCACTGGTCATCAACACAGCCATAGCCTTAGCTGCAAAGTAGTCACGCAGTGTCATGCCTGTTGTATAACCTATTCCACCAAGAGCCTTAGCGGGGAATGCTGTTTCAGTTGTCATCTTGTTTCCTTTTCTTAGGCAGTGCTGCCCAGTGTGTCCAAAAGTTGTCTTGATTGTTGCCGTAGTATTCACCATACACAGCCACTCCATACTTGCTTAGCAGTTGCACCTTCCTACTGCGAGGACAACTCTCGATGTCTTCCCAAAAGCATTCAGTGTCTACAGCTACAGTGTTGTCTTTGTTATCTTCAATTGCCATCATCACCTCCCAGTGCATAGAGCTTCTCTGCCATATCAATCAACTCATCCTTCTTCATTAGTTTCTCTAGCCATCTATTTGGTATACCTTTCAAGCCATACTTACGCCCTGCTAACATACCAGTGACAGCCCCTAAAGTGTCAGCGTCAAAGCCCATGTTCACTGCCATCACCAAAGCTTTCTCAAAGCTTGATGTTTCTCTAACACATTCCCACGCCATGTTGTATGTATACATGATAGTTCCTGTGGCATACGGATCACGATAGTGTTTGAGATAGTCGAAGTTGTCTTCTGCTTTGCCTGACATAAGCTCAGCAACAAACCCTGCAATGTAATGCACAGTGTCTGCATTACCATGTGTCATCAATGACACAGCAATGCTCTGTGCCACAGCATTGGGCATGTTGTTGTGATTAGCAAGCACAATGGGGGCTAGTCGCATGATAGATCCGTTACCACTGGCACTATAGCTACAGCTACCTGCATAAGGGTTTGTAACATCCATCCTATGGATGGCTTCACTGCATGTCCTGCCAATGTCAAAGACATAATCTCTAGTACCGAAGTGACCTGTCTTCTTCCACATCTTAAAGTTCATAGCGATAGCCTCAGGGTCAAAGCGTTTGCTGCTTATGTATGCATCAGCAATTGCTACAGCCATAGCACCATCGTCTGTCCACTCACCCTCAGCAGTGTTGTGCATACCACCACCCTCCATCTCTGTCAGTGTATGTGTCATCTCATGTGGCCTCATGAATTCCAATGGAGCACCCAGTGCATCTCCAATGAACAAGCCCATGAACATACCAATTGCTTTATCTTGATGCATCAAATATCTTCCATAGTAATTGTGACTGTTAAGTCAAGGGCTTCGCCTAAGTTGTTAGCTTCCCCTTTTAATATGTCACAGATTTTAAACACTGCCTCATTAGAGCAGAGCATCTCAATGTTCACAGTGACAACCTCATGTCCACCAGTGAATGTACCTACTATCTTTGTCGTGTCTACTATCATGTGTAGTTCCTTATGCAGGGGACTAAGCCCCTGCCTTGGTTGATTAAGCGAAGGCAATGTCTTCGGCAATGTTCCACAACTCTGAGTTGATGCGGATGTTTTCTTTCACACTGTTAACAGCTCTTGCTTTACGCATCACACCATTGGGGTGCTTGTCAGACAGGCTCTTAACGAATGCATTGCCACGGATAACACCTTCCTGAATGCGGTTGAATACTGTGAAGGCATCCATCGGCATGTCTTCATAACGAGAAACCTTGAGCACATCACCAGCAGTTTGAATGGTTGCATACACACCCTTGGTTGGGTTATCAATCTCATCAAGCATGTCCCAACGAGTGGCTACACCACGCTGTGCCATCAACAAAGCTTTTACTGGGTTGAGTTGCACAGTACGCAGTCTCTCAAGACGCTCCATCATGGTGGGTAGAGTGGCTACAGTGTTACGAAGCATCTCTTCAAAGCCATTCAGTGCCTTGCTGTGATAGATGCGAGACTGGAAACCATCACCTGCCACGATGCCATTGGAGCAGATGAAGCGGAAGCAACCTGCAAACAACTTCACTGAGCCAGTACCATCGTGAGAATTGTAAAGAATAATTTCAGGACGAATGTCACCAGTGCCAAAGTCAATGTCCCATGTCTTAGCGAAGGCTAACATGTGGGCTGAGTGGGCTGGGTCATTCTTACGGCTACGCTTTTGTGCTGCTTGCACTGGTGTATATCCATAGTCTTGCATCACAGGGATGATGTCGCTTGTGTTCAATGACACATAACGATCTGTAAGGCGGTCAGCCTTGGTAGTGCTGAAAGCAGCAGGGGCAAGTTGTTGGATACGCTCTGTAGAGAGAGCAGAATTGTTAACATTGCGAGAGAAGATTACATGTTTAGCCATGATGTTTCCTTAAGAAAAGTGAATGAGTGTCAGCAACTGACGCTTACAGTTTAAAACAAAATTAGGGATAGTGTCAATATGTCTATCGACTTACCCCTACAGATTAGTTGGTCTTTATAACCAACAATGTTACCATTGGTCAGGCCAGTGCCTGTTTCCTTTGGATATGTTGTCGCTACCTTGCAACAATTGTAGATTGGATTCGCAGTGTAACCCACATACCAACTTGCTTTGAAGAGGAACTATGTGATCAACTTGCACATCATATCCTGCCTTTCTATTAATAGATGCCAGCAAGTAAATGCTGTCGATGTGTTCCTTGTTAGCCCATGATGGTGTGGCTTGAAGCTTTGATGCTTTTCGTCTAGCAGATCGAGCATTAAAAATATGAGGATTATTTTTTTTATATACTCGATTGCGTTGTAGTTCTAACTCTTTGGTTTTTTCATAATGATCATGCCGGTACTGAAGAACACAAGGCTTACACACTGCCACCACACCATGCCTACCGTTTTTATATTTATGATATTCATTAACACATTTTTCTACAAAACATTTAGTACAAACTTTTGTCAGCATAATAATCCCACAAACAAAGAAGCCTAGATAGACTACCAAAGACAACCTCGTCCGTTGTCTTCTGCATTACTGCGTTGGTAGCCTAACTAGGCTTCACTGTGACGCTAATAGGGACGAGCTATAGCGTTCTGTCTGTAGTTATATCACAAAACCTCAGGGTTTTCTAATCAAGGGTATCACATCCATCCATGCTACTAGGTGAACTACCTCCCCAAACATATCTAGGCAGTAACTGTACATCCCATCTACATGATCGAAATAATAAACTGCTTCAGTTCTTGGGCATTGTACATAGCTCTTAGGCTTCACAGAATACAGCGGTGTCACTGGTTGCGGATAAAAATCTCGAATGTCCACCTCACTCAGCATTGGTATTCCTTTCTATATATTCAAAGAACATTTCATGTTCTTGTCTAACAAACAATCGTTTTGTTTTCTGTCCTTCGGCATAGCCTAAGACATACATAGCATTTGTCCAGTGCTTAGACAAGGGCAGACTACGCAGACCATGAGCAAAGCCTAAGCTATAGCTTACATCCATATAGCCACCATTGCTATGCACCAACATGCAAAGAACCAAATGTACATCTCCATATCACTCATGTACAGCCTCCTTCCGCTTTACTGGTGTAGCTAACAACCACTTGTCACCAAGGAAGCGAATGCTACGCACCCACTGCCGTTGATTGTGTCTGTTGATATGCCTCTCTACACCTTCGGTGTTGAACAGAGTGCGAACATGTCTTAACATCTTTGTATTCATATTAGTCCTTAATAAAACGAAAGTTTCCTACATCTACCTGTTCCCTATTGGCAAAGAATAAGCCATCGAGGTAGCGTTCCAGTGCCAATGAAGCATCCTTCAATGTGTGATAGGTCTTAGGCTTATACCCATACTCTGTCACCTCAAACTCTAGGCAATGCCACTTGTCACGCAGTCTGGTTTGTATCTTGTACATGTACATACCTTTCATAAGATCTGATCTTGCTGTCACCATCAGTGTTCTTAGTGACCCACTTGATGGATACATTGTCAGAATGTAAGCGTTGTATTAACAACGACAAGTCACAGTCTTCCTCAAGGTAGACATTGTCCTTGTACTGGTAACTGTAGCTGCTTACATCAGGGGCAATGCCCAAGTTCTCTAACACCTTACGCTTCACCTTGCCCCATCCATGTCCTGCATCGGTGTATACAGTGATGGTGAATGTTTTCTTATTTGCCATTAGCAAGCTCCTGCATTTTATTCTTCATTGATTGATACTCCATACCTTTAAGGAAAGCATACCAAGACTTTGTCTTGGGGCTGTAGAAGTTGTCAGCTATGTGCTTCATGTCCCTATATCGTGACCAATTAGGGAAGGTGATGACATAAAGTTCTCCAAAGAACTTGGCTGTAGTTTCTTGCTTAGTCATCACATGCTCCTTCCATTACATCACTCAGCTTGATACCAAAGCATAAGTCATCAGCACTATTCTCGAATGAGCTTCGAGTGTCCTCAATAATTTCAATGACACTTTCAGGTGGGTAATTCTCAATTGTTTCCCACAAGACGATGTCCTCATGCTCTTCTGTTATCATAGATAACACCTCATCGTATGTCTTATCATCGGGGTAGTCAGAGAGCCACTGACCAAGAGCAAACCTCTCACTCACTTTCATTCGTATCATAATGTGTTTCCTTTCAGGATTAGTTCTCGCTTAATGAGGGGAAGGTAAACCTTGTTACTAAAGAATTGATGCTCAAACAATTGATCCTCAACGATCTTGTCTGAGTGTGCTCTCGCTGCTTTCAATGTCTTGAAAGTAGCAACAGGGCTAGTGTTATTGGGGTAGCACACAATGAATTTGTATCTGTATCTCATATGCTTACCACCAACTGTCGTAGAACACTGCCTTGCCATCGGCAATGGCTTGCCTTGCCACCTTGACGAAGGTAGCTACGCTTTCGAGATCTTCGGAGTCTATTTCCTGAGCACCGAAGAAGAACCCATTGCGGGGTATCAACTTGTTGTTGCCAGTGTCCATCTCTAAACGATCAAGATCGTCAGCAGTGAGCCTCACAGTGGTGCAGTTGAAGCTCTCTTTAGAGCCACCCTTTTGGCGGTACAAATCCTCCATCCATCCATGAAGTGCATTGAACTTACGCCAGTAACAAATCTCAGTAGCACCATCACCCAGTGCCACATCAGTAGCTTTGTCACCTGCCTTGTCAGCATCCACAATGAATGCATACATATCTAAACCCATGATAGTTCCTTTCAGGAAATTACTTACACATTACACAATTAACAAACATACGATCTTCATCCACTGTCAGCCATGCCTTCCTAGTGGATGAGTTGTATACAATAATGTCACCGACATTAATGATTGCCCCTGTCTTACAGCAGATACCTTTGTATCTAGCCTTCATGATCCGTTCCATGTTGCCTCCGAATGTTGTTCTTCAATATGCCAAGTGCCTATCTTGATAGCCTCTGCTATCGACTCGGCAAAGCCAATGTAACCCACTGCATCTGAATCTGAGAAAAGCTCAAACACTTCTGCTTGCTCTTCCCATCTAGCCCACACTTCGTAGCCCTTCTTAGCAAGGATTTTCCGCATTGTATTTCTCCAAATATTTAGTTAAATATTCCAGTGCCTCAGCCTCAGTGTCGAAGCATCGGTACTCACCATCCTCATCTATCCATTCACAAGACACAGTCTTGGCAAACAGTACATATTGATCATCATCAATGTGTTCCACATACCAATCACTCACCTCATTCAATGCCCAATCTTTGAGATAAATCTCATGGCAAATCTTCTTGCACCTCTCATCACTATCTCTAGTGAGTCGGGCTAGTTCTGCAGGGTGGTTGTCAGATAACAACCCCATCACTGCATACTTAAACATAAATTCTTTATGTTGGTCATCGTCAAGCCACTCGGGAATCATACAAAGTCCCTCATGTAAATTGCACCACGCTTAATGCCTTCGGCATCAGCGAACACCTTCATTGCCACAACATCAGCCTTATCCACTGTTTGCTCAGTGGCTTTGATGATGAAGCTCGAATACTTATAAGGGTTATAAGTAACTTGTCTGCCTACCATGCTAAGGAATTCATAGTGGCTCTCGGCTCTGTCGCCATTGATCCACACCCCAGTGACTCCGGCATGGACATTCTTTCGCTTCTCTCGAAGCACCCTCTGTCGCCCTGATTCGGACACCTTGAACTTGCAACTCTCAAGCAACACAGTGTTGCTGTGAGCAACAACTCTACCCTTTCGGTCACCTTCCAGTGCCTTAATGCTGAAGCATTTCTTGTGAAGGTTGAAATATACGAACACTCTCATGTTGTTTCCTTTCAGGAAGATTAGTAAGTAAACTCAGTCACCACTTCTTTACTACCTTTAAGGTAGAAGACACGGCAAATATCTTCGGTGTCCATAAAGCCATAAGCTTTATTGGTACGGCAATAACCCAGTGCCTTATACACTTTTCGTGCTTCGGGTTTACGCTTTATGAAATCATCTTTTGATACAAGCTTCGCTTGTTTGATAACAAAATAGTCCATGTTGTTTCCTTTAGGAATAGTTGCTTGAGAGAGAAGGTTAATGTAATTAACCCCCTCTCAGAAACCCACTGTCTAGCACCGACCCCAGTGCCACAATGGAGAATGTCTCTCACACATATTATCAACATGATATGTAAGCATGTCCTATGCATTCACCCTGCATAGACTGGGCTAGTCCATAGTGATGACGCTTGCCTTGCTAATAGCAAGCATCCTCACCGACACTAGTATCAATTGTTAAAGAACATAACGACTGAAGCTTTGCTTCACAGCAGGGCTTCACCCTATGGAGAACGCTAGATAACATTCTGCAAAGCCCTAAGGCTTTACGCAAGGCTATCAACTAAGCTTTGCTTACACCACAAAACCAGTGGTATCAAGCTTCGCTTTACCTTTGGCATACAGTCCGACAATGACCTTGTCATCAAGGTGACGAACATCAGAGTTGTCTCCAGAGACAACAGGGATTCCCATGAATGTCATTGGGATATCCTTTTCCTTACGGAAAACCACCGCCATTCTCATGTTGTTAAGCAAAGCATTTTCGACATAAGGCTGAAAGCCTTCGACACCGGAGTAACTGAATGTCAAATCATAGTTGCTTGGCAACTCAGTACGATTACCTCTTTTTGTGTAATCGTAGAATTGAATCTCAGGAAAAGCAGCAAATATGTTTACATATTCAATGCCATCAACATCAGTAAAACCTACGGTTTCCCACCGAATATCACTAGTGCCATTCAATCTAACCAAGGGCTTTAAGCCCTGCTTGTTAGCCTTCTTGATAAGCTTTGCAATATCAACAACAAGTTGTTGCATAAAAGTGTTTCGCTCAGTGAAAAACCATGTGGTTTTGTTGATTCGAGCCGTTTGAACAGAGCTAAAAGCTCCCCGTCCTGCAGTGTTGAGGCAAGCCACATCACATTGAGCCTTCTGAGCCATAGGACAAGTGTTCCACTTGGTAGTGTTTGCCGGAGCTAGATAGAGGATGCCAGTTAAGAAACCTAAGGTTTCACCCTTGATAGTTTTGGCATCGGACGATACAGAAAGCAGAGCTTTAGACTTGAACATTTTGTTTACCTTTGGTAATGATGTGGCAAAATTGCCGGAGAGCCTTAATTATAACGATGATCAATAACCCTGTCAATCAAAGGGCTTTTCTAGAGCCAACAAGGGTTTTACCCTTGAACAACAGTGCCTCGTCATAACATCCCATCCACTGCATTGCCTCAGCTTTGCTGAGAGTGTAGTGGGATTTCTTGAATCCGACACCAGTTACTTTGTAACCGAAAGCTTTGCATAAGATCAGTTTAATCTGATCTTCCCAAAGGAGGGCTAAACTAATAGTGCTAAGCACTACAGAGGTTGAAATGAGAAATTGAACTGTATCGGCATCGGTCATTTTTCTTCCTTCATGTCTTTCATTTAACTAAGAAAAGAAACTATTTCCTTTTCTCACTAAAGTGAAAAGGATAGTTTCTTTGTTAAATGAAAGACATGGGATCGGGCATGTATACGCAGATCTTCCTATATTTAAGCATTTTTTAATGCCAACATAGTTGTCATAAAAATGCGATTATAAATATAGGAAGTAATAGAGACTTATCCACAGTTTGTTAATATCGCAATTTGAGATGTTGTGGATAACCCAGTGTTGTGCTGTGGATAACTTGGCTTTTGGAGGTTGTGGATAACTTTGGTTTTGGTGTTGATAACTAGGACAATTTCAGAGGGTGGTATCGGTTAAAAAGGGTTGATGGATATACCGACTCTCGAAGAGAGGTTCATGGCTCAAAATATCGTTACTTTTTATAACGGTTTTTGACCTTGAGAACCGATTTTGAATCAGTATTCAAGATCTTCTAAGTCCTTGAATTCATTGAAGAATCTTTTCTTTGAGTTGAATACCTTGAATATCTTTAGATCACCTAAGATCTGCAT